CTACTCTAGATGGTGATATAAGCAAGCCGAATTAAGTGGATTATCGCAAGATAAAAGGAGTTAAACATTATGTATTTGATGATGTACAAGACTTCAACATCTTCTTCAGCGATGAAGACAACAGGCCAGATGTATGCGCTAACTGGCTTACGGCAAATCAAGGTGACTGGGTAATAGCCAACGATGGCGGAGTTGTACAGTTACTTAAAAAGTCAAATATTAAACATCCAAATGACCGAAGAAACTATAAATATTGTGAAAGTTATGTTCGCACTGTTGTTGGCACTTTCTTATGCCTACATAAAACGTATATGGACACTGATTTCTCACAGCACAAAAACAGGTACACATTCTCAAAGTCTATTAAGTCGCCTAACACTAATTTTTACAAAAGAGATAAAACTACTAAAAAAGAAAAAGTATTTGCAACGAACATTGCTGTTGGTATGGGTGCCGTTAAAAGCTACATGGATGCGTTTGTCGAGTTGGACTCGTACAAAGCTGGCAAGAAAGCAGCGATTTTACTAAGGCAGGAGAGAGTGATGAAAGAAGTAGAGCAGTCAGTAGTTGACGTAGCAAAGACAATGGGAGTTGACCATGAGTATGTATTAGTAACATTGAAAACTCTAGTAGACAGTTCACAAGAAGACAACATTGTATTAAACGCGGTTAAAGAACTAGGAAGGGCAATAGGAACAATAGGAGGCATAACTGTGAAACAAAGAGATACTGGGATAATAGGATTGTTTCAGGGGTTTGAGCCAGAGCAGTTAGAAAGTGCTAAGAGACCAGAAATTGAAGAAGGTAAAGATATAACTGAAAATAACGAAAAAATGGGAGATTAGTATGATATGTAAATATTGTAGTAGTTCGTATGGTAAAAAAAATGGCATATATAAAGATAAACAAAGGTGGCTATGTTATTCATGCAACAGAGAGTCAAAGGCTCCGTATATAAACGAACCAGAGTATCTGCCAAAGATACTATTGTTTGATATAGAGACTAGTCTGATGGAGGTTTATGTTTGGGGACTATATAAACAGTTTATCCCACATACGAACATAATTAAAGATGAAAACGGAAATGACAAGACGTGGTATATTATATCATGGGCTGCTAAGTGGCTGTTTGATGATAAAATAATGAACGACTGCGTAACTTCAGATGAGTCTGTTAAAAGGGATGATTTACGCGTGCTACTGTCTATTTGGGAACTACTGAATGAAGCTGATATAGTAATAGCCCACAATGGCGATAGGTTTGATATACGTAAATTAAATGCCAGGTTTCTTGAATATGATATACCAGCCCCTCTTCCTTATAAAAGCATAGACACTCTAAAAGTGGCTAGGAGAGAGTTTGCTCTTGTGTCATATAAACAGGATTTTTTAACTAAACATTTTAAATTAAATAATAAAATAAATACAGAATTTCAATTATGGGTCGACTGTATGCATGGTGATAAAAAAGCATTAAAGAAGATGGCTAAATACAATAAGCATGATGTTATTGGATTAGAGGAAGTCTACTTAAAGATGAGACCCTATATGAAGAACCATCCAAACATAGGCGTTCTTATGGAAGATAATGTATGTACAACGTGCGGGTCAAAACACCTTGAAGAAACGGATGCCATATACTTAACTTCAGCGAGTAAGTTTTTAGTATACAGATGCAATAACTGTAAATCACCTTATGTGCGAAGTAAAAATAATATAAGTAATTATAAAACCAGTATGAGGAGTGTTGCTACATAACTATGATAAACAATGGAATAGTCGATTCTATTGTAGAGCTTAAATATCTAATAAGCAAACTATCACAGTTTTCTATTGTAGAACCAAATAAGCAAGATATAAATATACTAATAAGCATATTGGAAATAGTTAAAGGTATCGATGTCTCTGAAATAGCAGGAGTCTCAGACGGTGAAGAAAAAAAATAATATAACTAAGCATGATTTAATAAGGTCTATAAAGTTGTTAAATGTAAAAATAGATTATATAGACAATGCAGTTGCATCCGTAAGTGGTATGTTTAGAGAGTTTGTAACTTTCATGGAGTTTGAAGACCAGTTTTTAGATTACTTAGAAGCTAAAACAGAAGAAGAAAATGGAGAATCAAAGTAGATGCCTTTAAACGAATACAAATATTTAAAGAAGACAGACAAAGGCCAACATATAGATTTGGCTACAGGCAAGTCTATAGATGATAAAGCCTTTGATGCAATGACAGATGTGTCTGATAAGACTAGTGTAGATGTTCTTGCTAAGGGGAAAGCAAGTAACACAAAAGGGATACATACTGCATTATTAGCCGCAGGTATGATTCCTGCATATGGAAATATAGCTGATGTAGCGGATGCTGTTTTGTATGCACTTGAAGGTGAGTTTGGTGAATCTGCATGGTCGATGGCAGCAGCTATTCCAGTTATAGGTCAAATAGTAAGAATTAAAAAAATACAAAAAGGAGTTAGTTCTTTACCTTCATCAGTTCAAAAAAAATTAATTGAAGGAGATTATATACCTACTTGGATTAGTTCTAGTAAAATAAGACGCACGCATGGAGCTCCTACGAGTATGTCAGAAAAAATATTGACAGAAGGTATGTCTGATCAGAGGTTAGCAAAAAATATTATAAATGATAGAACTGAAAGATATAGAACGATGTTAGAACAAATTGAAAAAGGTGAAAAAATTCTCAAAGATTTTGGAATAGATTTATAAGAGTGAATATAAATACACAAAATATATCGGAAGCGGAGGCGGCTTTAGAATTAGCAAGTAAAGACTTAATTGCATTTGGCAAGCTTTTCCTGCCTGAGGATTTTATGCGTAGTAATACACCTTTTTTCCACTACGAAATGTCAGATTCTATTGATGATAAAGAAGTAAAGCAGTTAGCTATTATAATTCCTAGAGGTCATGGAAAGACTGTAGTCACTAAGGCGTCTATACTAAAAGACTTTTTATTCTGTCCTGGCGGTGATGACTTTTTGTTCTACGCTTGGGTATCAGCTACGCAGAAACTTTCAGTAGGTAATATGGATTATATTAAACATCACTTGGATTATAATGACCGTATAAAGTATTATTTCGGCAATACAAGGGGACGTAAGTGGACAGAGGAAGATATTGAATTAAAGAATGGATGTAAGTTAATAAGTAAGTCAAACGTTGCTGGTATACGTGGTGGTGCAAAATTACACAAACGATATGATTTGATTATACTTGATGACTTTGAACATGAAGCTAATACTATTACTAGAGAAGCGCGTGATAAGAATGCCAACTTGGTGACAGCCGTTGTTTACCCGGCCTTAGAGCCACACACAGGGAGATTAAGGGTAAATGGAACTCCCGTTCATTATGATTCGTTTATTAATAATCTGTTAACTAATCATGCGAAGGCTAAAAAGGAGGGCAATGATTTTGCCTGGAGAGTTATTACGTATAAAGCCACTCTCCCAGACGGAAACCCTCTCTGGGCATCTTTCTTTCCAACTTCAAAATTAGAAGAGAAGAAAAAGTTCTATATAGACTCAGGTCAACCACATAAGTATTATCAAGAATACATGATGGAAGTAATGAGTGAGGAAGACGCTGTATGGACAAGGAGGCATTTAAAGTATTATGATGGATATTATAAGCATGAGGATGGTATTAATTATATAGTAAAAGATGGTAGCACTTCCCCAGTTAATATATTTATTGGGTGTGACCCTGCGACCGATATAGATACTAAGCATTCTGACTTTAGCGTTATTATGGCTATTGCCATTGATGTAAATAACGAGTTGTATGTTTTAGAGTATGAAAGACATAGAAGCATCCCCACGGTTGGTTCAAAAGATTCTGATGGCAATATTTTAGGGCGTACTGGTGTTGTTGACTATATCATATCTCTTTATAACAAATATAATTGCACATCTGCCACTGTTGAAGATGTTGCTATGAACCGTAGTATATTTCAAGCATTAAATGATGAACGTAGAAGACTAAACCGCTTTGATATAGCTGTAATACCACAAAAACCAGGAGGACAACATAAAAGAAATAGGATTTATAGTGGTTTAAGTGGTAGATTTAGTATGGGAACTGTACATATTAGAAAAAATATGTTTGATTTGATTAATGAAATCATTACATTCGGACCTAAAATGGCTCACGATGATACAATTGAGACTTTATATTATGCACAATTACATGCGTTTCCTCCTAACATGAGGGAGAATAAAGATAGAAAGGGCTGGTATAAGCCGAAGAGAAAAGCAAAAAGCTGGATAGTTGCTTAGAATATGAATGGACCTTTAGATAATACAAGTTCAGTTACAAGTCCTAGTTTAAGTTTAAGGACTATGAGTAAATTGAATGCTTTAGATGGAAGCTATCAGCCAAAGTCAACAATGTGGAATAATCTTACAAAGAGTATATATCCTCAGGGTAAAATTAAAGTAAAACAGCCAGTTGACGCTTTGACGGTTGCTAAGTCTATGTATAATTTACTTGGGTTTCAGTATAACAAAAATAAAAACGTATTAGAGCCATTTAATAAAGGTAAATTGAATATATCATTTAAAGGAGGAGCCTCTTTGCGTGGCAGTTATAATAAAAGGCGCGATGGTGGTTATAATTGGAAATTAAAAGCAAGTGTGCCATTTGGTAGATAAATGCCTTCTCATCCACAGTTAAGAAAAAGAGTAAGCGGTGATGTGATTATGAATGATATGATCGCTGCTGACGATCCAATTCAAGGTGAGAATGTACGTAAGTTAGATGCTGCAATATATGGAGAGGCTGCTGGAGTTAAAGATGATAAAAAGAGGGAAAATTATACGCCACCTAATGATTGGATGAAAAAGTATATTAGTTATTTAAAGGATGTTGAGGGCAGTGTTACTAAAAATGGTGAACATGTTCCATATAAAGATGCAGCTGGTTATTGGACTATTGGATACGGGACAAGAATTAGTAAAGCTGAACTTGGATCATCTGGTAAAAAAGAAACATACAAGGGGAAGACTATTTGGTCTGGAGGAAAGATTTTTAATGAGAAAGAAGCTGAGGAAGCTCTTCAGAGTAGGGCTTTATCATCATTAAATCAGGCTGAGAGATATGCTGTCAATAGAGGATTTGATTGGGGTAAGATATCCGATAGGCAGAAACATGGACTTGCAGATTTCATGTATAATCTTGGTCCCACTAAAATGGATAGTGGTCAGTTTAAAGATACAATGAGTGCTTATCTTAGTGGAGAAAATGTAGTTAGTAATGAGGACCCAAATTTATCTCATAAAAGAGGATATTATGCCAATGGTAAAAGATTTGAATTGAAAGAT